CGCTAGTTCACGTTTATCTGCGTTCAAACGTGGAACCTCTGCGTTATACATCCCCTGCAAGGTCTTGTACTTTTGGGTTAATGATTCATCTTCTTGGGTAACTGCTGCCGTTTGCTCTTCTGGTGCAGTCGTGGGTGCTTGTGCATCAACACGGTCGGTATCTGAAACTTCTTCTGCCTTAATCTCAGGCGCTTGGGATTCTTCCTCTCCCGGCGCTAGGTTAAGTTCTTTGTATAAGCTCTTTACTACCTCTGACTGTTGTTTTACTTGCTCTGGTATTGCCATGATTTCGCTCCTATTGGTATGCGTAATTAAAATACAGCTATCGTAATGACTGTGCTGCTAGTTCAGGGGAGTCTTCTGCGAACTTAGAAAGCTCTTTTAAAACACAACACCGCCCCTGGGCCAATGCTACGTTCTGTCCAACATGTGGTAACTGCTCTAACTCATGCGCCGTCCACTCCTGTATCCATTCAAGTAGAACTGGATGCTGGCGTACAGCTGCGCCTAAAGCATGAATAACCTCTGGTGTTGGCTTAATCAAGCTACACCTCCTGTCGAACGGTTACTCACTGTGTTTCCATCCATACCACCTTTGGGAGAACCGTCTGGTTGAGTCGGGGTACTACCCCCGGGCTGCTGCGATGGGCCATCTAGCTTAGCTAACTTGGCGGTCTCGCGGGCAGTGAAACCAGCTTTCTCCCGAGATGGAATGATATCATCCACAGGCATCTGCAACCCTTTAGCCACCTCTCGAAGAATCGAGGCGCGACCATCTCTACCAACGATTTCCATATCGATTTCATTGGCGGTTGCGTTAAGAAATTCTATTCGGCGTACATTAACAGTCTCTTTAACTGCTAAGTTGATAGCGCCGCGAGCAATGATTTCAACATCACCCTTAATACTTTCGTCTGCGTCGTAACGCATGTTGTACACAAACTGTCTGTGCACAATCTTTTTAATTACATCGCTGTCAATATGCATGACAACTTGTCTAATTCCTTTACCAGCTGAGCCCATTAACATGGACAGGCCTGACGCAGTACGTCCAGCTCCACTCACATTAAGGTCACCTGAGATATATGATGGTATGCCCGAGTGGTCATCAGCTAAGTTACTAAACTTATCGTACACTGCCATCAATGTTGTGGCGTTGTCATCAGGCTGATTGAACCTAACAGCAGGAGCACTAGAACCCATAGGGTCGTTAGTAACCTGCCAAATCTTCCAAGGGTACATCTGTGTAATGTCTTCGTTCGCTGGGATGCGCTCAAGGTTAACTTCAACCTGTGGGCCTGATGAGATACCCATGTTATTAACTAGCGCTCTCGCTGCTGCGTTACATATGTTCTGTACATCTTCGATAACCTCAGGAATCCCTCTACCCCAGAATGCACCTGGACTTTTAATTAGAGAGGTCTTAGCATAAGGTTTCTCACCTAGCGGGTCGTAGTTAAGCACTGCTTTAATAATGTAGTCGCCACATATCCACACACATGACTCGTACTCACGAGCAGCATCAGGAACCTCTTCTTCATCTAGGCCCCAGTCACGTAGCATCTTGCCACTAATCTTCCCTGAAAATTCTAAAGCATCGAAGATTGTAGTCGGGCTGTCATCGACACCCGTCTTACCTTCAGCTTCTTCCTTTGCAGATTTAATTCCTTCGTTAATCCAACTACCAGAGTTTCCTTCCGACAGTAGTTTGCGGATAGCTTCTTCATCGTAACTAGGAACACCGATAAGTTCGGATAGTTCCATACGTGTTAGCGGATGATGCTCAAATAAGTAGCCTTCATCAATATGTGTAATCCCTGGTTCAGGGTAAATCTTGAATGGGTCAACACGCTCGTACTCTGGAGCAAGCTCTTCACCTGCTCTAGCAATCGTAGCACCTTGGTCATTCTGTTCCCACTTCAACGTACGTTGACGACGAACAACAGGACCTTTAATAAATGCACATGGAAACGTAACGATGTCAGTAACAAACTCATTGAACGCATCAGGCCAGCCGCCTTGGGCAAACTGGTCACTGATTTTAAGCTTCATCTTGTCAGCACGGTTCTGTGCTTCCATCAATACTTTGAAGCGATAGTCTTGTGTGACCATCTCTTTCATCTCTGAAACTTCAGCGGGGGTGGGTGCCTTACCTGTAGACTCTACGATAGCCAAAATATTCTCTGCGAATACATTCTCAAGCTCACTCGTTTGTTTCGGAGACAGTTCAGGGATAGGAGTAGGACCTAAATCCCAAGGAGGTGTACCAGTATCTAGTAAGATATCTCGCAGCCAACTCTCGCCAGCACGACACTTAACTTCGGTAATCCCCATAAAGATTGTTGAGCCACCTTGTTTCTGGATAGCAGACATCTTATCAGCTTCATACTCACCATTACGCTGGCGCATTGCCTTGAGCATCTTCTGCTCAACAGGAGTCTTAGCGTTCTTAGCTGCGTCCCAACACGTATGTAAATATGCTGTCAGCCCTATAAATAGGGGGGCGTTCTGCCGTTCTAATAACTCACGGTCTGCAGCTTCGGCCTCATTACTGACCATCTCTGCGTTACCTATCATTCTCAAACCTGGCATTTATAACCCTTACTGGTTGGACTTATGGTTGTAGTTTTACACGTTTTGTTTGTCATATGCAACTTTATTATAATTTAAGGTCCCCTCGAGAGGTGAGTCACCGAGGGGGTGGGTGCGGGACTACAATGCGGAAGAGGAGAGTAACGACACACCCGGGTGTATCATATCATGTCCAACCGCCTGATGCAACAGATTTTATCTCACGTTTTTGATTCATATGCATTGTCTCTCCAATATTACCAATGTGAAGCATTAGATACTGCAGTGCCTCAGCAACGTGGGAGTGCTTGTTCTTATCAATCGTACCATTCTTTTTATGATATCGATATCCCCCCATCATCGCTGATTTAAGTTTCGTACATCTTGGGTCCATCAGGAACGCCGTCTCGCCATCCACATGCCGCATCAAATATTCGTCCACCGCGTTCAACCTCGCAGATATCGCGTTGGTCTTAGCAGGCATAACTTTGAACCCTTCGGCCTTGATAATATCCACCACTGTGCGCTCATCAGTCTGAGCTCGCTGCACACCAGCAGGGTCAACAATAATAATAACTGGAGCTCCAGGGAATCTCGCGAACAACAACGGCTTGAGTATTGTGCGTATGAACCTCTGCGCACCCATGTCGAAGCTGACTGCCTCGTCAAGTATGAGTGCTCTACCCTTAGCGTCCTGCTGTCCGATGACTGCAGCTGGAGTTAATCCTAGGTCCATACCCACGATTATTGGCCTCACACCGTTAGAAATAGGGTTAAGTGGCTCGCTCGACATGTGATAATCAGTGCGAAAGTACTTGTAAACTGGCATACCAGCAGAGCTCAGACCATACTCTCCATCGATATAAACCCGTATATATTCCTCTGAACGACCCTGCGTGTCATAATATCCGTCGGGTAAGTTCTCAACATTCTCTCCGTCAGGCGCTCGACCCGATGGTTGCTTGAACACATCCCAACCGTTATCATTCTCACTCACACCATCCTTAGGGTCGATGTGCTCCATCTGGTAATACCACCATGTGTCCATCGTCGGCGGGTTCGTATCACCCCACATTCCATGCCAGCTCGGCCCACCGTCCTTGCTACTCGGGAAACGGCCCACACGTTTAGACATCGCATCAATAATATCAGGGTGTATGTCCCTGCACTCGTTGAACCACGCGAACGATAATTCCAGCGAGTTCAGGTTAGCCACGTCGTCCGCGTCGTCCAACGCTCGGAACATCACCTCACACTCAACATCACCCATCTTCATAAAATACGTTTTCGTCGTCCGCATGTACCGCCCACACTGACCCGGCGGGAACCAATCCAAGAATGTCTTAATCGTCGTATCCGCTAACTGCCTTGCTGTCTCTCGCACGACGGCCGCTCGTGTCTTGCGTATGCCCTGTGCGTTGGGCTCCTGCATCGTCGCCCGCCTGACTATCTCAAACGAGCACGTCACCGATTTCCCAGAACCTACAGGTCCCATCAATGTCCGCATCGCCTTGTCGCTGAGCATGAAGTCCCGCCCAGTCTTAGGCGGCGTGTAGTCTATGTTAGTGCCTTGCCCCATGTCTACTCTCCTGTGAATATAATTTCGCTGTGTCTTCCCCACAGTATGCACACTGTGTGCTGTTAGCTATAAGCACACCGCAACTAGGGCATGCCCCAATAATATCGATGGTGTCCGCTTCGTCACCAGGGCTACCTTCATCATGTGTATGTGGCTCTAGCGGGTGGTGGTTCGGCTTGGTCATGTCAACTGTCTGCAACAGCATAACCACTATCTGGCTCTGCCTTGTTCTTGTCTTCTTCAATATCTTAACTCGAAAACTAACCCCCATATCAATCAGGTCGTTCGCAAACGTGTGATACGCTTTTGTCGAATTAAACCTCGTCGACGGCAACTCTTCATACGTATGGTCGAACCTCTCAATCAGTGTCGATAGCAACGGCATTCTCTACCTCGTTTGATTCCTGCGTTATTGTCAGTGGGGTGGGCGTATCCTGCTCACCAAGATTTATCGTAATGCTCACCCCGCCACCACCTTCTTGTCCGAGTGCGGACTGTTTCGGCTCCAGGTCACCCCACTTCACAGTGGACTTAATCAGGTCGGCCTTAACCGACGGCGAAACGTCCGGGCTGTGTATAAGTTGCCATGATGTCATCAACAATTCCTCAGCCTGCGCACGCGCTTTAAGTCGAAATGTTACACCTTTTTCCTGTATCTCGTCCCTAAACGCCGCAACTTTCTTGAGGAATATAGGGTCTGTGTTGTATGTGATGATGTCATCAGAGCTAATTCTGTGCCTAGCAATCACTTCATCCATCGTTTCACCACTGTTCTCAAGGAGCAATGCGACGTCGAACGCTAATCTATCTGTCCACTTAGTGGGTCTGTGTGGGGCTTGGCTCGGGTCTACCGAGTGGGGGATTATTTCCATGGGCCTAACTATAACTTGCTTTCGGGGGGAAGTCAAATTTTTGGGGAAAATAATTTTTTAACTTTACAGTTGTGTAAGGTATTACTATTTGGGGGTGTTGTAGTGAGAAGTTGCCATTTATAGGGGTGGGGGGTCAAACGTCCAGTCCATGTACCCCCCCTCGAGTGTCCGAGCGTACAAGCAATAAACCTCCACGCACAAGTACGAACTTGACAAATTAGTAAAACTGTGGCAGATTAGAACCATCAACAAAGCAACACGCTTTCTTGATTACAGCGAGTCAGCACTCTCGCTGACTTGTAAACTACGGAGTAGAATATGAGTAGAATATACGAAGGCAATGTATCCATTGTCCGTAACACAAAAGGTGAAGTTGCACTAAAGCGAGATGGTGAAGGCAACTGGAGTAACGAAAACGCTGAAGCGTTGAAAGTCAAGATGGTAGCACTAGCTTCTGACCTTGATACAACGGTGAATAAGTGGAGTTACTTTGTAATTGAAGGTGGCGTTGATGCTGTACTAATGGCAGATAGATACGGAAACCCGAGATTGACAATCCTTCCGAAGCAGGAAAAGGGCGCTAGTAAAACGAAAGTTGAGAAACTAGCCTAATGTAACCGAGAGAGTAGAGATACTCTCTCACTTTATGGGAGTTCATTATGAACGTTGAACATAAATTTATTCTTCTGGAGAAGTCCGTTGATGGCAAGCGTTGGATACGCAAAACCTTCAAGTCAAGGGCAAGCCTAGTAGCCTTCAGGCAAGCTAAGCTTCTCAAGAAATAGAATAAGGTAAAACTAGCCTAGGACTAAACCTCCTAGGCTTTTTATCGTCTGCAATAAACCACTCAACTACCCACTTCAAGGCTCAACAGATAACAACAGTATTCTTATTCTCTTTTAGTTTTTCTTTTTAAAATAATATATACCATACATCGGGGGGTTATACCTTCAGTAACATGACTCCTTTAAATAGTAAAGTTAAAGTGGTATAACCTTACACATTCACTAACTTTACACGCACCCCCTCTTACCTTACACTTGACACATGTAAAGTAAAAT